GACGAAACCTCTGGTAAAAACCAGTATTCTAAGGGTAGAATGTCTATATACACAAAGCTAACATATTATATATAAACATGTAAACCATATAATATGCAGTATCCATATGTGTACAACTATTTTAAACTTATGCTACGAATAGTTCCGGAGCGGTTAGATTTTACGTCCCTCCACGACGAATTGTCGAGCTACTCACATAACTCGGCGTCACCCATGTACTTCTGTAAGAAATCATGGAGACGATCCTCATACGTCTCATCTAAAAGTGAACACATATGAGTTAAACCCTCACGGGATGCAACTTCTTGCATTTGGCCTCTACGAAATTCATAGACTTCACGTCCATGTTGCCACCATTCCCTCAAAGCACCATCAATGTTACAAGCGCATTGATCTTGTAGAGACACAACATCAGATACCATAATTGCGTGTAAACTCTTAAAAATAGAATTTTCATCAAGGGCCCCATGCATCAAACCTGTATCTGGATTGAACACATTCTTACGCTTAAGAAAATCTGCATCCGAATCCGACATGTACTCTGTTGGAACTGATTCCTTATCAGGCATAGTAAAAACCATATCATGATCTGCCAAGTACTTGGCATAAGATTTATGATTAAACCAATCATACCCAGGTGCTACGGAACCTTTGACGTCATCACCATATGTCATTACTGAACATGCTTTTCTAAAAGGATGGCGACGAGTGTACTTAGGATGAAGCATAAAGAAAGCACTCCTCATCAATGACGAATTAACAATACAATTAATATAAACTGTTAAATTCTGTCCAGATGGATTAGAGCCTAACATAATGAGTAAATCACCATTAAAAGATACACAAGAATAAGCTATCTCAGTTGCAATACCACGCATAACGGTAATATCATCTTCAGAATAATCCCCACACTCTTGTGCTATCTTGATGAGTACATCAAATGCAGCCAAAATCAATTGTGCTGGCATGCGTAAATCATATTTGCTATAATCACCTGCAAAAATTCTGTCTGTACCATGTTTGGCCATATGTCTTGCTAAAACATCCCATTCGGGACCTTGAGCATTAACTCCCACAGCACATTCAGAAATTAATGGAAACAGAGATAAAATTCTGCAAATAGGTAAGAAGTACTTCCGAATCAACAATTGTGATGCAGTTTCAGCAGCCTGAAATACTCTTACTTTCTCTGATGTTTTCTTTGTTGGCTCATCCTTTACACATGCCTTAAACATAAAATAGGCACGCTCTCCTCTTAG